GCGATGCCGCCGACCACGACGCCCGTGAGCACAAGATTGCTGAGAACCGGATCGCCTTGCAGCACCTGCGCCCCGCCCTGCACAGTTGTCCCGAAGACGCCCAGCGAGCCGAGGCGGATCATCCCGATCCCGGCCTGCTGATACCAGTACCCTTTGGCGCGGTCGCTCTCCTCCAGCGGCTTTAATCCGGCTTGCGGGTCGATGCGATATGGCACCTCGGCCGGCGCGACCGTGTTCGGGCTCTTGGGCTTTGTGCCGACTGGCTGCGTGATGACAGCCGGAACTGGTGGCGGCGAAGACGGAGGGACGCCCGCCTTCGCCGCCGGGGCCGTCGCCGGAGACGCAGCGACGGTTTTGGTAATAGTGGGGGAGGCAGCGCCAGCGGCAGCGGCGGGGGACCGGGCAGGGTCAGGCTGCTGCCGCTGGGCCGCCTCAACCGCGGCACGCGGCGAAGCGGGAGTAGTGAGGACAAGCTCGTCATCGGCGGGGAGCGGAAAGCGCTGGGCCACCACGAGCACGTCGCGGAACGGGGTCTTGAACAGCACCTTGTCGGTCCCGATGTCGCCGGGCGGTCGCTCGCGGACCAAAGCCACGGCATCGTCAGAGCAGGCGACCTCGAAATCATAGCCCATGAAGACGACGGCTTCGGCATAGCGCCTGCGAAGCAAGCCCCGCAGCGCCTGCTTGTGCTGTCCGAGGGTCGCATAAAGCCACATCCCGAACGCGTCGGCGGCGTCATCGAAGCGGCGCGCATTCACGTGGCGCAGCACGCTCGACCGCTCAAGATTGTCGGGGCCGATATTGTAGCAGAGGCTGACGAGTGCGCTGAACTGGTTCGAGTTGAGCGGGACCGTCACGAGCCTTTTGACGTGGTCCTCGAACACGGTAAGCGCATGGCGGAACATGCCCAGCGCTTCGTCATAGGTGCAGCTATCGCCTTCTTTGACCGGCGAGCCATCGGGATAGAAGGTGACCCCGTAGGACATCTCCCATGCGCCGCCTTCGCACAGACGGGCCTTGAGACGCGGTTCGCCCTCGAACTGCGTTATCAGCCGCAGTCCGTGATTGTTGACATACAGATGATCGTTCACGCCTCGCCCCACTCTACTTCGCCAACACGCCCGTAAGGAGTGCCCCTGTCGCTAAGCCCCACCGTGAACGGCACGCGCGCGCTACGCGGCTCGCCCGGCTCAAGCGGCACATCGATTGCGTGCAGCAGGTCACACAGCGCCGCTCGGCTTTCGTCTCCGGTGACGATGCGGACGGGCAGGACCGTCTGGCCGGGCTCGCGGTTCGTCAGGACAAACGCCGCTTCCTTCTCGCTCGGATATGGCGTGCCTTTGGGGATGACGACGGAGGCAACGCCCTCCACCTTGTCATAGACCTCGATGGCGACCGAATAGCTGATGATGTCCTGCACGGTCAGGTCAGACTTCCGGCCCTCGATGACTGCCGCCTTGATGGCGGCGCCAAGGACAACGGCAATCTCCGGGTCAATGTCTGTTTTCGCCTCCTGCCCGAAGACCTGCGCGGCAAGGGCTTGCACGGCTGGCATCCGGGTGCCGCCGCCGACGAGCACCACGTCATTGAGGTCCCGCACGCTGAACTTGGGGTCTTTGCGCTGCGCCTCGGCTATCGCGATGGTGCAGGCCTGACGCATTCGGGCGAGGATTTCCTTGGAGAGATGCTCCAGCAATGGACGGTCGACCACATGGTCCATGTGCAGGACTTCCCCGCCCGGCGTGCGATCGAAATCCTTGATCCGAAACTCGGTCTTCTGCTTCCGGGAAAGACGCTTTTTCGTCTCCTCCGATTCCTGAAGCACCAGCGTCATCGCCGTATCGTCCACAGCGAGGTCAACGCCCTCGTGGGACTTGGCCCACTCCCCGACGATGTAGCGGCCCAGCATGGCGTCAACGTCAGACCCGCCCGTGATGCTGGACCCGCCCGTGCCCAATACCGTCACGAGCCCTGCGCCGGTCTGGATGATGCTCACGTCAGTTGTGCCGCCGCCGACATCGAGAACGGCAATGCGGCGCACCTTTTTGAAATCATAGCCGTAAGCGACAGCCGCAGCGGTCGGCTCGTCCATCAGCTCGATGTACTTCAAGCCCGCCATCTTTCCGGCTTCTTCGACGGCCGCGCGCTGGTCATGGGTGAAGGTCGCAGGCACGCAGATCACCGCAGCGTCTGGCCTCTCCCCTTTGAACTTGATGGTGGCGGCATCAAGCAGCTTTGAGATGACCGCGCTGCAAAGCATGGTCGGTGAATAGGTGTAGCCGTCTGGCCCCTGATAGTGCAGCTCGCCGTTAGGCTCGTTCGTCTCCTCGTCCCGGCCCTCGACGGTCTGGTGGCCGGTGTCTTCGTTCTCATGCCATGCAGCGGCCAGTTGCCGCTTGAACAGGCGGAAGCAGAAATCGCGATAGCGCTTGCCGGCTTCTATGCCGTCCAACCCGACGAATATCTGGCTGTCACCCTTGGCCACGGCATCAGCCGGGACGATGGTCACGACGCTGGGCAGGAGCGGCGAGCCGTCCACGTTGATGACTTCCGGCCCTCTGGGGGTCCAGTGCGATACGCTGCTGTTACTACTTCCGAGGTCAATTCCTACGAGTTTACGGACTTTCATTCTGCGGCAACCTTCATTTGATCGAGGGTTGAGACAGGACCAATCACAAGCAGGCGCTCAGTCTTTGCTGCCCGGCGTTCATGCTGTGCGGCTAGCCCGCCCTGACGCGCGTTGCGCTGCTGCGGGGTCATCTCCGGCTCTGGCGGATCAACCAGCGTCAGGGGTTCCTGTACGGGCTCTGGCTCGGGTTCCGGAATCGAGGTTCGATTATCGCTAATTGGGGGGTCGATTAATTGCGGTGTGTTTTCAACAGGTTGTGGAGCGGCTACGGTAGCCATCGCCGCACGCATGGCCGCCACTTCCTGCTGATGCCGCAGCTCGGCCAGCTCGTCCGAGCGCTCCCGGTCGCGCTTGGCATCGTTTGCGCTGATATCAGTAATCAACGCCCACAGGCTAAGCGAGCGGGCAGCTTCCAGCGTGCAGAGCATGAAGATCAGCCAGACCCATGCCCAGAAGGCTTGTGAGGCTTTGTCGGCCAGTTCGATCTCTGACAGCCTGCGATCAGTCGTCGCCTGCTGCACGGGGCTCGCCTGCCCTGCCATCAGCCCGTCCTCACGCGCCTTGAGGGTCGCAAGCTCGGCCTGGATCGCCTCACCACGCGCACGCATCGCGCTTTCGGTCTTGTCTCGCCTGATGCCGTCCACGCTTCCGAAATAGAGCCCTTGGGCGAGGAGGAGCGATTGCGCCTTGGAGATGCCCTCCGGGGACATCGAGGCCATGATCTGCTGTTCGGTCTTCAGTTCCGCTATCTGCGTCCTGACCCGTTCCAGCTCTGCGCCGGTGCCCTGAATCGCCGCCTGCTGCGCTGTGCCCAGCGTCCCGGCTTCCTCGCCTGCAAGGGCAGCCTTGGCTGCGAGGGAGGCCGAGCTTTCCGCGAAGCGATCCGGCCAGACGACCTTCGCCCCGTTCTCCGCATTGTGGACGCCGACAGCGGCAAGGCCAACGAAGATGAACGCGCCCGCCACCTTCCGCCATGTGGTCGATGCGGTGAGCATGCGGATAAAGGCGACGGTCGCGAGCAGTTCCGCACCGAGCACAGCAACGATCATGCCCATGATCGGCAGGAAGCTCAGCCACGTCCACTGAGCCGTTGCGACGATGCCGGTGACGGACAGCGAAGCAAGCCCAAGCGTGATGATGACCACCGCGAACAGCGCAAACTTGCGTGTCGCGTCGGCTTCATTCTTGAACTCTAAGAATTTATCCAAAAAGCGGCCCATGCCCTGCCCTTTCTGCTTGCGCTACGCGCGCCCGAGTAGTCCGGTGATTGCCAGCGCACCCAGCACCGTGCAGATCACGCCAAGCGCCGACGAGAAGACGATGAAAAACATCTGCCGGCGAAACGCCTTTTGGTCTTCGACTTGTTCATTCTTTTGCGCGACAAACATGCTGCGCACTTCACCTAAAATATCTTTGGCCTGCTGATCGTTTGCTGTGACGACGTAGGATTGCAGGCTTCCGAGAGTGTCTTTCATCTGCGACTCCATTTCGCGCTTCAGCTCCTTGAGGTCTTCACCCTGAACCGCGCGCTCCACCCACGCTTCAAAGCGCGTCTGAAGAACGGCAAGGTGTTTCTCAAGCGTACCAAAGCGGTTGATTTGTTCGTGCTCGGCAGTCTTGCGCGACTGCGCCAAGTGCTCTGCGATCAATAGTTCCGACATGCCCTGCCCAGCCCCTCACGTGTTAGACTTCCCCGCGTCGCGTCAGCAGCCCCAGCAGACGGTCGATCGATGCGGACCTCGGATTGGCGATGCCCGTTGCCTGGTGCTCCCGATCCAGCCGGGCGCGCTCGACGTTCAACTGTTCGCTCAGATGCTTCAGGCGCGTGGCCGACAGCGTCCTGACCACGGCAGCCGTTTCGGTGGGGTCCACCTCGAAGGCATCGAGCAGCATGTCGCCCGTGATGTCGGCCTCCTCGCCTACGGGGCCATAGTCAGCCATCAGCGCGTCAGGCTCAGGCAGCAGCGGCGGGGGTTCTTCCACAGCCGCCATTGCGCGCCTCAGCTCGGCATTCTCTGCGCGCAGGGCTTCGACCTCGGCAGCAAGTTCCGCCGTCAGGTCAGGCGCGACAGGCTGCGGCCTTACAGGCTCAGGCTCAGGCGCGGCGCCTTCGGCCACAAACTCCGAGCCCGGTTCCACGCGCTCAATCGTCGCCAGCACTGACCCGTCAGCGCCCTTGGCCACCACGCGATAATTGATCTTGTCCCACAGGAAGACGGGCGGGAATGATCCGTCCGGCAAAGCCGCGACGACCGTGCCGTGTGAGAACTCGCGTCCACCGCCACACTCTTCGGTCCTGTAGGCCACCGCCGTCCACTTGTCCTTGTCGGCGTTGTAGAACTCCAGCCACGCGGCCGGGAACGGGCACGTCACCGTGCCGTCCTCTGCAAAAGCAGGCATTGCGATTTCCTCTTTGATCAGGCGGCTTTGGCTTGAGCCGTTGCGCCTATGGTGTTGGCGATCAGCCAGCGTGCGATGAGGCGGTTAGCCTCTGAGGTCGGATGAACGCGGTCGATACGCCAGTACCACGGAAGCACGGGTGCGCCGCCCAGTGCCTGAAGCGGGTCGATGTAGCGCGATCCGGCGAAGGCTTTCAGTTCAGCATTGCAGCGCTGGAACATGCATTCCGGCTGTTCAAGGTCGCTGTCCTGAAGCGGGATTCCGCAGATCCACCACGGCCCCGTCAGTTGTGAGATCATGCGCTCATAGTTGAGCAGGAGGCTGCGGCATTCGTTGGGATAATCGTTCCGCGTTCCCCACAGGATTGTCGGCTCGCCATGCCATTGCGGAACACGCTCGAACCATTCCAGCAACTGATAGGACGAAAGGCCAGGCTGTGCGCAGACCTGCACATCCACGCCAAGGTCGGCCACGCAATCCCCCAGCGTCACCAGTGTTATGTCATTCACAGGCGTATGAGGCGCCCGGCAGCTATCGGGGATATCCCGTGTCGATTGGAAGCCAGACACGGTTGAAGCGCCGTACATCACAAGCATGGGCTGATTCTACTACGTCAGAGTGATGCCTAGAAGCCCGGTCGAATCCTGCCTCCACAGCCTTCCGACACCTGTGATTCCCGTCGCGGCTGCGGCCTGATCGGCATAACTCGCCACATCTGCCAGCGCGAAGATGGTCTCGATGTTGTCGCACCCGATGGCCGAAACGATCTCGTTGCTCTGGTCCGTGATGGTGGTCGCCTTGACGTTCGTAAGACGGACCTCGGTGCAGGCGTCCGTCACGAGCAGGATGGTATCGGAGCGATGCCCGCCCATGATCTGGAACCGCGCGTTCGTGCTGGAGGCTTCAGCCGTCGCCGTGAAGGTGAAGGTTGCGCCCGATCCCGTCCCGCCCGTCACCGACGCCGGCTCGGTCGGGAAGGTCCAGTAATTGCCGCCATTGGAGACCGTGACAGTTGCAACCGCGCCGCCGCCGCCAAGCGTGGCGACTGTGAACGTCGCTGCCGTGGCCCTGGTCCCGCCCGACACCGTAAGCACGTCGCCCACCGTGTAACCCGTACCGCCTGCCGAGACGGTCGCCGTTGCGATGACTGCCGCATCCCACGCGCGCACATTGCCCTCGCAGCCGATAAGCTGCACGTCGGCTGTGCGGAAAATCGAGATATCAACATCAGTATTGGACGCGGCCTGAAAGCCGGTGACGACGCAGCCATTGGACGCCGAGTCGATCTCGATGCCCCGGATCGCGTTCAGCGTGGCATAGCCACCGTAAACCTTGCAGTCGATGGAGTCGAAGAAATCGAGACCAGAAATACCGTTCGAGTTGAACGTGCCCCCGTGCGTCTCGCAACGATCAGAGCCGTTATGCTGGAGCCCGTGGCCCAGCGTGTTGCTGACGAAATAGCCGCCATATCCCTTGGCATCGTTGGTATCGATGATCTGGAGACCTGCGCCGGCGTAAGTGGTGCAGTTTCCGGTCGCCTCGACGCCGTGATGCTCGAAGCGATGCGATGAGCTGGAGACAAGCCCGCCGTTACGGGTGCAGGTGGTCAGGCGCGACCCGAAGTCCCGCGCGTCTGTGTGGCCGCTGATCACGTAGCCATCATAACAGTCATCGAACCAGCATCCGGGCTCGATCACGCCACGCGATCCGCCGCTGACGGACGAGAAGCCGGAGCCCACAGGCGAGCCGGAGAACGTCCCACGCCAGCCCGTCGCCTTGATGCGCCGCAAGATCCAGCGCGAGCAGCCCTCAAAACGGATGCCGCCATGCGCCCCGTCGCCGGTATTGTTCGCCCGGTTGGCGTCCAGCGTCATGTCTTCATAGATGAGGTCATTCTTCGCGGACGAATAGAAGATGCGTCCGTTCGTGCTGTTGGCCCGCACAAGGATGGTTGCCGACTGCCCGACGCCAGAAACGCGATTGGACCGCGTGTGCGTGATGGTGTTGATGTACGCCGTGCCCTCGGGAAGCTGAACCCAGTAGTTAGCGTCAAGCGCCGCCTGTAGCGCCGTCGTGTTGGCCGTGGCGTCCGCATTGCCGCCACCGACCTTGAAGCCGTAGGCCGTGGCGTTGACCGGGTCCGTCAGGTCGCTTGCGTCGTCGTTCGCATAATCTCGGGTCGCGAGTGTCGCGCCAGCGCTGTCCTTGTAGACCAGTTTTATGATGACGCTGTCTTCTATCCACCGCTCGGGAAACCGGCCCGCCGCATCTGCTGTAATCGAAGTTCCCGCCGTCGTCGTCAGGGCGCGATCTGAATAAACCGTGCGCGGCGTTGTGGTGCCTGCGGTATAGACCTCAATCGTTCCGCCAGGCTCCAAGGCTCCGCTATCGTCCAGCAAAGTGTGGACGAGTCCGAACAGGTTCTTTGCCATGTGATTTCAGCTCAGGCTTGAGATTGAAACGCCAACGGTGACGAAGCAGGTCGCCAGAAGTGAGTCCGTGACAGTGCAGCGCCAGACGGCGACCTTGTCCTCGCCTGCCGCAACCGTTCCGGTGAAGGTGGTCGAAGCCGACGAAGGGCTGTTTGCGGTGAACCCCGCATCACCGGAATCGTAGGTCCACGCATAAACATAAGGCCCCGTGCCGCCCGTCGGCGTGACGGTGACGCTCGGGGTCGTGACAGCCCCGCTCGTCAAGGTCGTTCCGAAGCAGACCGATCGGCTGGCGGTGGCATAGAAGCTGGACGAGCCGCCCGCCCCGCTTGTTGCCGCCGCCGCCGCAGCAGCCGCAGCGTCTGCCGCAGCCTGTGCCGCTGCTGCATCTGCCCGCGCCTGCGCCGCGCCGCTCACCGCCGCAAAGACCGTGTCTGTCGTCTCATCGCCCGTGCGCAGGACAAGCGTATTCCAGGCGTTGCGGAACCATTCGACCGGAGTGCCGTCCGGGTTGATGATCTTCATCCCGACTTGCAGGAACGGGACGTTATCGGTCACGAGCGCTGCCCTTCATTGATCCATGCGCCGTTGATCGTGATGCCGACCGGGTCCGTCATGCGGATGGTGATGTTCGTCGCCTCGCCGGGCGGGACCATGCCAAGGCCCCAGACGACAGGCTTCTGGTAACGTCCGTCCGCTCCCAGCGTGACAGTCAGTTCCGAGCGCGTGTCATCGCGCGTGTTGCGCCCATCGGTTGACACGTCCACCATGATGGTGGGGTTGGAGCCTTGCCCGCTGGCTGGCCGGCCGAATGCTTGCAGATCCACGCACAGCGAGCCGATTATCTCGTAATCCGCAAAGGACGCCCGCAGCGTCGCCATGCGCTCAACCGTGGTTCCCGCATCCGTGAAAACAGTATTGTCCAGCGTGTAGAGGGCCGTCCCGCCTTCGTCGGCCTGCACCTCGTACCCGTAAGCGGTCGCATGATATTTTGGCGGGTAGGTGTCTTCTTCCCAGCTCTGCTCGCGATGCCAGAAGCCTGTTGTGGTGTTGAAAACGTAAGCCGCCTTGTTCGGGATGCGGACCTTGAAGAACTCGTTGGAGCCGTACTGATAGGCCATGCAGGTGACGAGCAGGCGGTCGGAAGCAGGGAGCGCCAGAAGGTCGTCTTCCATCTCGCCGTTGCGTGGCAGCGGATTGAGCGAAAAGCCGCTCATCAGATAGGGCATCAGGTTCCCGCCGATCAGGAACAGCTTGTCGCCGCGGATCGCCCATGAATGCGCGGACAGGAAACCTTGCGTCTCATCGATCGACTGGCCCGTGATGTTCTGGAAAGGGAGCGTGGTCGATGTGGTCGCGCGGATGATTTCGATGGAGCTGGCGCCGCCTGCAATGATCTGCCCCGACAGGCGCAGCATCCGCCTGATTTCGTCCGGGCGCTGTTCCGCCGTGGCAAAGCCCAGAGCTTCCCATGACGTGCCGTCGAGCACGTTGGACCAGTAATAGGTGTCCGCCCCGTCCTCAGAAGCGACAAGACGCTGAGACAGCACAAGCAGGCTGGTGGCGTCGGGCGCATCGACATCGCTCACCTGCGTCAGCGCTGACCCGTTATAGCGCCACGGCTTGGCCGCGCGGGCGACATAGAGGTTGTCCCGAAGACCGGCGAAGGCCGCCTGCCCGCTTCCGCCGATGGTCCCGAGATTTGTGGCCACCCATGCAGCCGAGATGCTGTAGAGGTCGCCGCCAGCAACGACGAACAGCGCACCGTTGCGCACGCCGGGCTCGCAATAGATGCCCTGGATTTCTGCGCCGAGGTCGACGCGCTGCGCCCGTCCCGGCGTCGGGATAAGCGCGAGCCGTGTCGGCTTTCCTGTCTCTGCCGGGATCGGGACGGCGAACATGTTGAGCAGGCGCAGGGGCGCCATGCCATATCGCTGCCGGCGATCGGCTATCGGGACAACGGGGATGTATGGTATGGTGAGCCCCTAATACTTAGGATCATCACGCAAATGTGATTTGGAGACGCGGAAATACTTGGCTTTTCAGCCCTGCATTTCACGTAATTTCGGTTTGACTTAGCGATTACTCGCTTAACTTGCGAGTACGGAAGCAATTCCGCGATGTTTGACAATCAATCGGGGCGGGCACGGCGCAAACCGTGGTCTCCCGCCCCTAACTCAGAAGGAACCTGAGCTATGAACTATCTTACGCAAGATCGCGCTCTCTGGGCAAGCAACTGCCTGATGTGGATCGCAATCGGGTTTGGCGCCCTCTCGTTCTGGTCTGACGCGGTCCTTGCCGGCAGCGTTGCAGATCATCCGGTCGAGTGGATCGTCGCAGCGATGCTGACGGCGGTCCTGGTTTCGGTCTCTCTCATCCTGTCCGGGTGTGTCACCCGGTTCGCAGAATGCAAGGAGAAGGGGTTCAGCTTCACGGCGGGGATGACGATTGTCCTCGGTGCGATACTGGTCCTCATCGAAGCTGGCATGACCCATCAGGGCCTTGCTTGGCTCGATGCCCGCAAAGACCTTGCCCCTGACTGGGCGCTGTGGGTCGCCTCCTTTGGCCTCTCGGTGTTCAACGTGTTCTCGCTCTACACGTTCGCCCGTGATCTGAAGAAAGCGCCGATCACGAACCCGGCCCGGCAACTGGCCGAACTGCGCTGGAAAAAAGCCGCCTGATAACCTGCCTAGACTGAAGCCCTCGCCCTAACCGGTGGGGGCTTTGTCGTTAGCGCTTGGGCTTGGCGGCGTCCTGCTCCAGCGCCTGCTTCAACTGTGCAATCTCGGTGTCGTAGTCCAGCCATTGATCCGGCGGCGCGGTTCTGCGCTCCCTGAGAAGCTGGCCAAGCTGCGTGCGTGCTGCCTGAAAATCTTCCGGCACCCATGTTGAAGTATCGACAGGCTCAACAACTGGCGCTTTTCCTGCGCCCATCTTTTTCTGAGCCAGCCATGCCTTGTCGCCAAACGGGTCGTTTGGATCGACGGCAGGCGCTGCTTTTGCCTGCGGGGCCTGAGCGGGGGGCTTCTGCGGCCCGGCCTTCGACACACCACGACGCGGGCCTAGCAGCCTGTTCGCTCCGGCTCCTGCAAGACCGCCGCCGACAAGGCCGCCGAAGCCATAGCTCATCCGCATGGCCTGCCGGTCTTCTGCGTCCGTATCTCCGTCGCGATCCATGTCCTGAAGTGGACCGAACTCGCCATAGGCTGCGCCCGCAACTGCACCGCCTGCACCGCCTAGGCCGGTGGCGTTGGCTCCTGTTCCAGCAAGGAGCTTGGAGCTTGAGGATTCGGAGGGGTCGAACTTGGCGAACTTGCCTCGGATGTTGGCGGGGTCGAAGACGAGCACCTGATCGATGGGGTTGCCGTCAACGCTGTCCGTCATCGTGTTGCGAATGATGATGCCGTCGTAGCCTTCCGCTTCCATGGCTTTGCGTGCTGCAGCATAGTCCGGTTTGTCGCCAACCATTCTAATCTGACGCCCACCAATCTCATAGCCGGGGCGCTCGAATTTGGTATATTTGTCGATGACGTCTTTGACTGCTGCGTAGCTATCAACCACGAGAGGATTTTTGAGGCGAGCGAATACCGGCATGACGTTCTCGCCGCCCTGACCGCGACCAGCCCAATCGGCAAAGCTTGACGCCGTGTCTGGCGAGTTGGTCAGCCAAACACCGAGAGGGCCCTCCCGCGAACCGCTTGCTCCATCGCGATTTGCGCCAACGGCAAACTCTTCGATATTCTTGTTCGTCCCATGATACAGCGGCGTATCGACATCGAATCCCATCTCTCTAGCACGAGACATCCGTGACGCTTCATCCATAGGAAGCTTGCGACCGCCTCCGAAGCCCGACTGCTCTGGTCTGCGAGGCGCAGATGAAACGGTTCCGAGGCCGGTGGACGGCACGGGCGACGGCGAAGCCCGGCCACCACCTTTGGGCTTCTTGCCGGCGAAGATGCGCGCAAGGTTGTCAGGATCAGCACCGCCTAGAAGCATTTCGCCCATCAGGTCCCGCTGGGCTTTGGTGTAACTGCCCGACCGCGACATGGCCGCAAGCGCGCTTTCAACAGGGCTGCGCACCGTGCGCATGAGATCAGCCGCTGCTGGCAGAATGCCGCCTTGGCTCATCTCTGCCTGAGATGTGACCGATCCGACGTTCGGATTGATGCGCGAAGCGTTCTGCACAAGCGCTGCATCAGCTTTGAAGCGCGCCCGCATGGCCTCGGCAGGACCCTTCCCAAAAACCTTTTCTAACTTCCTCTGCGCTCCCGCGCTGGAAAGAGCCGCAATAGCCGCCCCGGCTCCTTCGGTCTTTCCAACCATCGACCGAATGACGCCTGCTTGCAGCGCAGTCAGCGGCTGACCAGTGACGGCCTGAACTAGCCGCGACACATCCTCAGCGGTGTAGCGACCGCCAAGAAGCCCCTGCCCCTGCCGGAACGCGGCCTGCATCTTGGGTGCCTCACCGCCAAGCTGGCGCGCTTCAGCATACCCAGGCACGCGCGCGTCCATCTCTTTGACAATCGCCTGCCGCGCGCTGTCGAGGTCATACGGCACGGGTTGATTGCGAGCGATTGCAGCCTGCTCAGTGTCGTCAAGGCTGCGTTTGACCAGATCCCAGAACTCGAAGTCGCCAACGACACGATTCTCTGTTTTCGCCAGCGTGTCCTGATAACGTTCAACGCCTTTGATGTGCGGCTTCAGAATATCCAGCTCGCGCAATTCCTTGAGCCGGGGGCTGGTCAGGCTGCCAAAGGGATACTGCGCACGCAAAGCATCGTAAGCCGGCGTAGCCTGCTCTTGAGCAAGCGCAATCATGCGGTCCACGTCACCGGAAATAGTGGCCGGGTTGGCTCCGGTTGCCTCGCCAATATCGCGCTCAAGACGGCCAGCCCGGTTGCTGATCAGGTCTTCGCTGCGGGCACGCGCAACGTCTCCCGTCGCTCCGGGCAGGCGCGAAATACCCGCGCTGATCCCGACGCCTTCCTGCGTCAGATCGGCCACAGACGCCGGCTTGTCGCCAAACCTGGCGCGGGCTGCATTGAGCGCGTCTTGTTCTGATTTGATACCGCCCGAAAGCAGCGCTTTGCGCACGGCACGCGCTGCGACACGCTCATCAAAGCCAGCGGGACGGAACGGGCGTGCAGCGACACGCAAGCCACGTGCGACAACACTCGGCCCGAATATGCCGGCAGCCGCTCCGGTCACCGGGTTAATGATATCAGGCCCGCCGCGCGATCCGTCGCCCTCGGCTGCGATTGCGTCTCCCACGCCTCCCAGCGTGGCCCCGATGCCGCCGCCAATGGCGCGGGTTCCAAAATTGCGTATGAAGCTGCCGCCCGAAGGTTCAGCCGGGGCGCTGAAGGGCTGCACCGTGGGTGCAGGTGCTTGCGGAGCGGGGGCCGGGGTCGGCTCAGGTTCCGGCGCCCTTGCTGCCTGCCTGCCCGCCTGCCCGCCCGCGCCAAGAGCCGTTTCGACAAGCTTCATGACGCCAGCCGAAGCGCCTGACATAGTCAGGTCTTCAGCCGCGTTTTTCAGGAACGCCTCGGTATAGCCCTCGCCATCACGGCTTTGCAGCGCGCTGGCGATGGGCGTTCCGGCCGGCAGCATATCGACAAGACGCGGGGTATCCTTGTCTGTCGTCGCTGCGAACGCTGCCGCATCCTTGATCGCCATGCCCGGCAATCCACCACCCGGCTTCAGTTTGCCAAGCGGCATACGTACAGCCATCATCTGGCCAACGCCGCGCGGAAGGGCTCCAGTGACGGATTCAAGCGGAGCGCCTTCACCGATCAGGACGTTGCGCGGAACCTCGATATTGGTTCCCGTGAACTGGTAAGCCTTGTCGCCAAGCAGAAGCCGGTTGGCCGCGTTAAGGCCCTCCGCGCCGATGTTCGTGACATTGTTGATGAGGTTCGCGCCACCCTCGGCAAGCCCCTGTCCGAATGACAGCGGAGCGCCAGCCACGCCCTTGCCGATGTCCTTTTCATAGTCCGTCTGGATAGGCGCTGCGTTTTCATCAACGATGAAGTCGCCCATGTTGACGCGGGACGCCTCACGACGCTCCTGCTGACGGCGGGCGGCATCGGCCGCCTCAGCCGCCTTGCGCGCTTCCTGCTGCGCCGCCCATTGAGACATTGCCTGCGTCTGGCTTTGGCGCTGGGCTGTGACGATGGGGTTAGCCGCATTGGCGGAAGGCGCAGCGGGCTCCGGCACGGGCTGCAAATACTTGCGGTACTTGTTCTGTGACGCTGGGGCCGGTTGCTGCTCCGGTTGCGGCGCAGGCGTCGGCTGGACGTACTTGGCGTACTTGTTAGCGACCACCTTGCAGCGCCTTCAAAAGAGCTTCGGCTTGATTGGGGCCAAAGCCCGCCTCTTCCAACGCCTGGTTGAACTCAGCGATTTCCTGCGGCGTTGCGGGGTTGGACAGGAACTCGCTGATCGCTTCAGCCGGGATGCCCGTCTGCTTGGAATAGGCGCGGATGCCCATCTGCATGGCTGGCGTCTGGACAGTCTTGGACTGGACAGGCTCTTTGGCTTCGTAGCCCAGCATGATCCGATCAGGGCTCAGGCCGTATTCGGTCGCGCGCTTCTGCGTGTCCCGGGCAAGGCGCTGGTAAGTTTTCTCGTATGCCCCGTACATGTCGCGCGCCGCGTCCACGTACATCTTGCGGACATTGTCAGGCAGAAGCGTCTTGCCGCCAGCAAGGCGAGGCGCCCACATTGCAGCTTGATCAAGCGCGCTTGCCGCCGACTGTGTGAGCGCGACTTCGCCCTCGCGAGCCACAGAGCCAGGGTCAAGCATCTTCGTGAATGAGACGATGAGGCCAAGATCGCTTGCGGAGTTTTTGTTCCCTGCAAGAGTATTGATGCGATTGAATGAAGCCTGAATGTCCTGAAAGTTGTTCTGGATCGGCATCCACTTGCTGGACTGCGTCATCTCCAGCGCGATGATTTTCGGGTCAACGTCCACGCCGCTCCGCTTGGTATCGGCAGGCCCGCCCGGAATAGGCGCAAGGGCGCCCTCTTCGGTCCATGTGTACCCGCTCGGTGGCTGACGCACCCCGCCGCCAGCCTTCTGCGGGTCAGTGTAAAGCACCTCTGCCTTGGGATCGGTTCCGGGGCTCACAGAGACAACCGCCTGCCCTGTGTTGAACAGCTTCGGCTGTTGAGCCTTCACCCGCTCAGCCACGCTCATCGTCTGCATGGCGAAGTTGTCCAGCTCCTGATCGGTGATCCGGCCATCCGCCGCGGCCTGCTCGATCTGCGCCATGATCTGCGGGTTGCCGTAGGGCGAGTTTTTGAGGATTTCCACAGCCGCCGCGCCGCGCTGTTCAGGCGGCACGCCCTTGAGGCCCAGCGCGGTATTGCCAAGGAACTCCATCCCGCTGGCGAATTGCGAGGCTTGGCTCTCGTCCATCTGCGACAAGACCTGATCCATGTCGGCCATCATGCCGAAGTCGCCCTGCTGGCCTGCCGTGGTCGCCACAGCCTGATAGGCGCCCCTGCGATCGGGCTGCGGGCCTGTGCCCATGCCGGTCCTGAACGCCTCGCCATAGGCCCTCGTGCGGTTGCGCGCTTCCTGCTGCTGGCCAAGCGTCGAATAGCTGCTCGCCTCATCCGTCAGGCCCGCGCCCATCAGGCCGGTGACCGCGCCCTCGAAATTGCCCATGCCAAAGGCTTCGGACGCCTTGCGACGCGCATCATCCTCGCGCCGCATCTTGGCCTGTTGCTGGCCAGCCTGAAGCCCTGTCTGGAACGCCCGGAACGTGCTCATCCGATACGGCTCCTCAGTCCGCCCGCGCGATACGGCCTCGTCTGCAACGCGCCACCGCCTATGGAGCTGGGACCACTACCGCCCCCCGTCCCGCCTGCCGTCCCGCCTCCAGGCATCTGGCCCATGCCCCAGCCGATCCAGCTCGCAAGGTCGTTGGCAGCGTTCGCCTGGTTCTGACCCTTCTGCTGGTAGAAGTCGGCAGAGGTCCGCCCGCCTTCGAGCTTGATGCCCGCAGCACGATCAGCGAACTGCTGCCCGCCAGAAGCAATGCCGCTGTCCGCCGAAAAGCCGCGCTCCGTCACATCGCCAAGCGCGCCGTAATAGCCCATGAAGTTGCGGAGCTTGGCTTCTTCGGCCACCTCGGACATGCCGCGCGCCGTCCGCCCTGACAGGGCCGAGCCCTGCGCTCCGGCCATGGTGAGGAAGTCATCACGCGCCTTTCCCGCCTCCATGGTCCCGATCTTCGCCCATGGGGTCTGCTCATAGGCCGCCCACGCCTCCTCCTGCGTCTCCGCATCGGTCTTTGTGGGATCGGCTCCGGGCGACATCATGCCGGGCTGGCCCATCTCGATCGGTCCGCCCTCGATCTGCCCGAGCGTCGAGAACTCGCCCATGGGGCCGTTGGGACCATAGCGGCCACGCACCTGACGCATCCCCGCAGGCGTGCCCAGAGCCCCGGCATAGCCCATGGGCGCGGCAGCCTGCGGCTGGGATGCTCTCGGCTTGTTCAGGCCAAGGAACGCATTCTGGCGGCCACGCGCCGCATCGCCCTCGGTCGAATACTTGCTGAGGATCTGCTTGGCCTCATCGCGGGCGCGCTGCTGGAAGGCCAGCGCCTCGTCCTGCGACTGCTTCTGCACGTTCGCAGCGTTCTTCGCGGCCTTGGTCTGCTTGTTGGCCGAATAGATCGACCCAGCGGCGCCAACGGCGGCTGTCGCAACAAGAGCTGTCGTCAAAGCTGCCATCAGGCGGCCCTCACATAAGAAAGCTCGGCAGGGGTGTATCCAGCCCGGTCATAGATCGCAGACACGTCACGCCGCCCGACAATCATCAGCATCTGAACCATGTCCGCCCCGCGCTCCCGCGCCCACGCCTCGAACGCCCGCAACAGGCTGAGCCCGTCCCTGTCCGACCACCAGAAAAGCTCGGTCGCCACCACCACGTCAGGCGAACACCAGACCGGGGCCAGAACCCCGCCAATCACGCCGCTGTCATGGACAAGCAGGACCGCATCCTCGCTCGCCATCATCCGCCGCAGCGCCTTGCCCACAGCGTCAAGGTCGCGCGGGAACTGGCTCGTCACAGGATGATAGGCAAGGAACGCCTCGGCATAGCCCATGAGCCTTGGCAGGTCATCGACCGTCGCCGGGCGAACGGTCATCAGTCAGCAAAGCCCAGCCGCTCGACCTTCTGCTTGCGCGGAGCGGGCGTATCATCCTCGGCCTCGACCTTTTCGCGCCTTGCCGGTTTCTTCGACTTGGCCGTGCTCACCCCCAGTTTTGTGCGAATGGCCTTGCGCAACAGGCGGATGGATTCGTCGCTGATCTTTGCCTTCGTCATGGTCACTCCGTTGTGATTGCAAACCGCGTGCTGAAGCCACGGTCATAGCCAAGCAGTTCGTTGAGATTGCCGGAGCCACGTTCCAGAGCCGCAGCAACAGGCGGACGCTCACCCACGCCAAGGCTCTGCCCTGTCCGTCCGCCGACAAGGTCCATGAACACGTCAAACCATTCCTGCGGCACGTCCAGGATATCGCTGGTGTTCACCACATCCTCTGGAACGCGTTCATAGGAGACACGCAGCGTCCCCGCCGCAATCGTCGCATCCGGCACAGGCCAGAGGTAAATCTTCGTCTCCGTGCGCAGGCGATCGACGGCGAAGATGGTCGGCCTTCCCGTGCTCGTCTTCACGGGTATCCGGTCATAATCGTCCATGTTCCACTGCTGCAATTCGAGATCGAAGCCCGATGAATTGCGGTAGTAAACCCGATGCACCCGATCCGGCCTCGGGTTGCACGTCACGAATGCAACCGACGCCGTCATGGCCGGGCTCTGCGTGGCCCTGCGCCATTCGCTCGGGCCTTGCGTGACCAGAAGCTTGAGGAGCCCGTTGATATGGCTCCTCGCAATGGTCCACTGGTAGGCCGATGCGGTCTGGCCATCTCCGAGGATCTGGCAGCGCTTCAGCGCCTCATCCACAAACTCGCCAGCCGTATAGGTGAGAGAAATGCTCATGTGGGCGGCACGTAGGTTGTCCCATCACGATAGGCGAAGTCGAGATCGGCATCTGCCGCTTCCTGCACGATGTCGGGCCTTGCACCAGGCAGAGGGGCGCCCTCGCCCGGCCTCAGAACGGGCGTGGACAGGTGGGCAGGCCGCGGGTCGTAACAGCCGTCACAGACCCGCGAATTGCTCCACTCCGTCTTAAGCTCATCCAGACGGACCCGCTTGTCGCAGCGGTCGCATTTGGCATACGGCCGGCCCGCCTCGTATGAGCCTTTCCACGTCATGTGTAGTGCTTCGTCATGTCGAGAATGATCGAATAGGCATCGCCCGCCGCGTGGCCACGGGTCGTCAGAACGATGTCGCCCGTCACGCCTGCTCCTGCATCGTTGGAAATGCCGCCGAAGCAGGAAAAATCGACCGTTCCCGTCACGTTGTTGCCGATAGTCCACGCGATGGAATCGGTTGTGGCGTCCCAGAGCAGGTCAATCGTCATGCCGTTCGTGTTGTAGTAGATTTTATCAATGGTCACGCGCGTGGGCGCCCCGGCCAGCGCCGAAACATCCACTTTCAGAACCGCTGTTTCTCCGGTCCCATCCGACAGATTGGTGAACTTCATCACCGCGCGCTTGTGGCCGTCAAACAGCGTCTGGCTGGTTACCGCGTCTGGCATGACCTATCTTTCTTTAGCCACGAGAATGTAATCCAAGCTCAGCACCTTCGCGACAGCCTCGCCGTTCTGGATGCCAAAGCTGATGGTCAGCTCCTCGTCATCCGGCAGGTTGGTCGTCGCCAGCGAAGCGATCTCGACGCCGTCCTTGTAGAACTCCACCGCATCGACGCCGTTGTAGTAGAAGCCAAGCACAGCGTATGTGTCATCCGACAAAGTCGAAGCCGCGACGCTTGTGGTCGAAGTCGAGTCCTTCGTCACATAGCAGTCGAGGTTGGCGTCGCCGTCGTCTTTCATCAGATAGACACCGTCCGTCACGGCCAGCGGCGAGGTGTCCGTGATCTGGAGGCCGATGACGAAGTCCGACTGCGTGGCGTCGGAAATCTTGAGCCGGGCCTTGAACCAGAGCTTCTTGCCAGAGGCAAACTTGAAGGATTCCACAGCGCCGGACGCATCCGTGCCGGACCACTGGAAAAAGTCATTGTCGTTGTCGGCAGCGTCGTTGGTGATGACGAGAACGCCGCCATCCTCATTGCCCACAGCCTCGGTGGCCGAGCCTGCGCCCGCCTCCGTCGTGGTGATGATCCACTGCGCAGCAGCGAAATCATCGAAGTCATCGAACCAGACGTGGATCGAAGACGGGTCAGGAATGGGCAGCATCCGCATCGGGCCGGTTGCAGCCGAATTGGTAATGCCGCGGGGAAATCTTGCAGGAACACTCACTTGGGGCGCCTTTCTTGAAATGAAGGCGCGCGGCTGTTACCCCGCGCGCCCCGTCAGTGATGGGAGAGATGTAGAGCGTTAGTCCTAGACGCCTTGGACGCCCCAGACAGCGCGCCAGTCGACCCAGCCCGAGATATAGCGCTCGGTGGCCTTGGCTTTCGCGTTCTCGGTGTCCCAGTCGTTGTCTTGGTCCATCTCCAGCTTGCGGCGCTGGAGCGTGACCATGCCTTCCGGCACGCCCTCGACCATGAGGAACCACGCCTTCGAATCGGTCAGGTAGTCCCAGACCGAGTAGCCGCCGCTCATCGACACCGACTTGTTGGCGTTGATGTCGTTGTTGGCGGTGCCGGGCGTCTTCTCGGACTTCATCAGCCTTTCAGCCGTGAACTCCAGTTGCGGCGGCACAACCAGTTCCTTCGCGCGGAAATACATCTTCAGGCCGCGCGAGTTGGTCATCAGGCGGATGGAGATCCGCTGGTCTTCCAGCGCTGCTTCAGAAAGGTCAGCAGCCGCGCTGGGCTTGTTCGACTTGTTGCCGGCCAGCGTCGGGTGCGACGTCGAGAACAGCGCCGCGCCGTCGCCGCCCAGATAGGAGGTCGAAAAGCCATTGTTGAAGTGAGCCGCATGGACGATCTCCTTCGACTGTCCCATGGAGTAGGCGAGGTTACGCGAACGGCGCGCAGCGCGGCTCTCGTAAAGATTGTCCTCGATCTCCTCGCGGGACGCCATCCAGCCGAGACCCCAGACCACGTTGGTGAGACGGGTCTTGTAGCCTTCGCTGTCGGTGTCGAAGCGGATCGCCTGGCCTTCGTTCTTGATGTCCGGCAGGCCGAAGGTGGTGCTTTCCACGAACTCTTCGTAGGCCTTGTCCGAAGACTTGTCCTCGAAGTAGCGCGTGTACTGCTTCTCCATCTGCTTGTAGGCTTTGCCGAAATGGGCCTTGATCCCGGGCCAGAGGTCGGCCGGGTGAAGCGCACGAGTCATAACCATGGTTCATGCCCTCCTTAGATGCCAGCCACGGCGGCAAGGCGCCGCGTGTGGAGATTGATGGAACAGATGTACTTCGCGTAGGCCGTCGCTTCCTCGTTATCGACGCGGGTGACGATGTCCCGGATCGTCAACTGGCAGGTGGCGTCAGAAGCGACCGTGCTGGAATCAACCAGCCAGCCCGATTTCTTGGTGAAGGCGCTGCCAGAGCCTGACACGAGGTTGACGTTGAGGCCGATCGAAGCCACCGCAATCGCGCCGCCGACAGCGTCTTCCTGAAGCTCGAAAAGAGCCTCGGGATTGTCTGCGACGATCGGGAAGCGCAGCGTGGAGGCCGCGCCATAGCCCAGCGACACGATGCCCGGAGTGGGCTCGAAGCCGACGATGAAGCCGGTGATCTGGTTCGTCGATCCCGCAGTAGCGAGGTTGACGACCTGATGGCCGGAAGCGCGGGCGCCGGTCACAACGACCGGATCGCCAATGAAGAGGTCGGTGGCGTATGAGGCCGGAGCCGTATACGTGTTCACCGCGCCGTTGATGGGAGCGCCAAGCAAAGAGCCGACGAGTTTCCCACCAAAGGCGGCGTTTGTATTCGCCATTTGTTATCCTGTGGGGTTAAGGGGTGTATCCGCTTGCCGCAGCTTTTGTCGGCGTTGCAGACGTGATGGTGTTGTTCAGAGCGTAGCTCTTGCCCTCATCATCGGGCGTTTCCTGCGGGGCCTTTGCCGCGCCGCGTTTGAGAGCCTTCTCACGCTCCCGGTATTCCTGAACCTTGGCGTCCTGATCCTCATCGAACCAGGGCTTCCATTTCTTCATCAGTCGGGCCTGCATCGCCTTGCCTTCGCGAGACGTGCCAACCAGTCGGGCCATCGGCAGCCCATTCATCTCATCCGCGCTCACGTCTTCCCATTCCTGAGCGCGCAAGGTCTCGATATTGCCGGTCTCTTCATTGCACCAGCGATATGCGTAATTCTCGTAATCCACCGCAGCGCCGGCCAGCGTCAGCCTCTGCTCGTTGGTATAGTCCAGACCGCCACGCGCCTTGCGGGCAGCGCGCCGGGCAGCAAGCTCGGCATTGGGGCCGTCAGTGCGAGGCCGGATGCGGGCGCGGGCTTCCTTGGTGCGGCCATCGACCTTGGCGGGCTCAGCAAGCTTTGCGGTTTCGTCGGTCATGATCAGACTTCCAGCTTCAGGCGTTGTTCCGCGTATTCTTCAAGCGAGCCGAACAGGCCTTCCTTGACGAAGCGGGCGCCGATTTCACGTTGTGCAGGCGAAAGACGCGAGGCGGCGGAAACTCCACCGCCCGTGCCGCGGCCACCGGGGGCGAGAACAGGGGCTTTCTTCGCCGGCTTCGGTGCGGGTTCCTCGTCCATGTCGTCATCGTCCTCGTATTTGTCGGCGTATGCCTTGCGCAGCGCCTTGTCGGCCTTCTCAAGCGCATCCGCGAACGGGATGCCGCTATCGACATAGTCCAGCACGATCCGCATCGCGTCGGGGTCGGCGTCGTCGGCCAGAATCCACGCATGGCCGTCGTCATAGAAACGCTTCTGCACCTGCGGGTAGGACGGGCTGAACTTCTCGACAAACTCGTCCTCGTCGATCGCGGGCGCTTCGTCTTCGTCCGCCTCCTCGTCGGCCTCCCGGGCCTTGGCGAGCTGCTCGTCGCGCTCCTTGATCAGCTTGCGCTCGGTCGCGTCGTCGCCCTTCTTGATGGCCTCGCGGATGTACCAGTCATATTCGCTGTGGAGGTCTGCGATCTCCTTGGCGCGCTGCTTGGCTGACTGTTCCTCCATGCGCTTGATGCGCTTGTCGGTGTCGGACTTGAGCTTCTTCAGCTCCTTCTCGACGGACTTGGCGCGGTCACGCTGGGAGCGGATGAACTCCGCCGCGGTGGCAAAGCCTCCCGGGGGCGGGTCTCCCTTCCATTCGGTTTCCGGCTTCCAGCCCAGCTCACGGGCGACGGTTTCGAGGTCGTCAGCCTTGGGCGCTGGCGCGTCGGCCTCACCCTGCGATGGCGCTTCCTGCTCCAGAACGTCGTCGCTCATGCCGCCACCTGCGCACTGGTCGCAGCCGCCGTCCTGATGCCGACAATCTCCTTGTCCTTCATCACCCGATAGACGCGACCGTCAGCGCCGACGAACGACTTGCCCGCATAGCGCGCAAACATCACATGCTCGCCCACCTTCGGGATGGCGTCGGGGTTCGGAAAGTCCTCTTCGTTGAAGGCCAGCGGCGAGATTGCCACCAGCAGGCCCTCATCCCCGCCCTCGTCCTCGCGCTGGGCCGCGTTCTCGGGAACGAATATCCCCGAAGCCCGCTGCCTCTGCACGACACGCGGCAGGACTAGCACGTTAAATTCCAGGGGCTTCATCCCCGGATTGGTCTCGCTGACCTTCGGCAATGCCTCGTAGGTCAGGGTAGAGTGATGCAAGGACATCTGTTCCCTTTCTGTTGATCACGTCTTCAAGCGTTCGCGCCTGAATCCTCAGTTGGCGTAGCTGGTCCAGCGGTGGATCGGATTCCGACTCCCAAACCGCGCGGGTCCAGTCCGCCTGTATTTCCGTCTGCTCGGTCTTGAGCGATCGAAAGAACGCCTCCGTCATCGGAAGCGTCCGCCATGCCTCGAACTCTTCGAGCCAGTCTTCGCGCTGTTGTGCGTTCATGCAGCCAGCAGCAGGATAATTGCCGCTTCCTCGTCATATTGCCGTTGCAGGGCTTCGGCTTCCGCCGCCGCTGCAATGACGTCCAGCCTCGCCTGAATCAGCTCAGGCGTTTCGGGAACCTTGCGCCTGATTGTGGCGCGCGGCTTTTTCTTCGCCTGCTCCACCTGGGGCTCAGGCAGCACAGCCTTCGCTGGCTTGGGATTGTTGCGGGCCTCAGCATCCGCCTCGGCCTGCCTTAGCTCCATCTCCAGCGCGGCGAGGCGTTCGTCCTCGCGCTTTTTCCTGTCGGCCTTTTCCCGCTTTTTCTTGTCCAGCCAGTAGCGTTCGCCCGGGCCGTCAAGAACGTTGCGGAAGTCCTGCGAGGCCGCTTGTGCGGCTGCAATTTCACCCGTCGCAACAAGCGACACGTCATCCAGCGTCGCATCAAGGACGCCTGCGATCGTGCCGCCGCCGATAGTGCCAGCGGACGCCACGGTCACATCGGCCAACGTCGCCGTGAGCGCGCCAGCAATGGCAACTTTGCCGGTCGCGGCCAGTGTAGCGTCGGCCAGCGTTACGCTGCCTGTTCCCAGAAGGCTCAGCGCGCCAGATGAGTTTGCTGTCAGATCCGACAGCGTCGCCGTCAGAACAGCCCTCAGCGCAACCGCGCCGGTGGCCGACAGGCCGATGTCGTCAAGCGTTACAGATAGTGTGCCAGTTCTGCTGCCGCCCGCGACAACCAGCGCGCCCTGCTGGAATGCATCTCCCTGAAAAGCGTCGTGCTGGAAACCGCTGCTCATCGCCGTGTCAGTGTCGCGTGCATATCCTGCGCCGCCTCACGGTAATGATTCAGCGCGAACTGCTGAAACTCTGGATTGCGCACAAGCAGGGACTGGTGAAGCGAATAGCCCCACGTCGCCTCGAAATCGCAGTCATAGCCGTGTGGCCAGTTGGCCTTGTCCGTGTGCTGCGCGTTCTGGTCCCGCCATGCTTTCGAGAGGTAGTAGAACCACATTTCCGAGATCGGCGGCCACTGGTGCGTCGGGTCGCCATAGGCCCGCGTCGATCCCCAGTGCGGGACGATCACCGCCATCTTCGCGCCGGGCTTCATCACACGGTGAAGCTCGTTCATGAGATGGCAGCGCTCGATCTGCGTCAGGTGCTCGATGAAGTGCGAGGCGTGCGCTTCTTCAACCGTCCCGTCACCGAATGGCAGCGGGTCGCGGCCCAGCGCCACGACATGATCGACGCCGGGAAAAGCGTACTGGTCCAGCCCGATGAAGCCCTCTTTCTTGTTTGGACCGCAGCCAATATCGATCTTCACCAGGTCATCCCTGAATTGTGGTCATAGTGTCCGACAAGCACGCTGCAATCGACTGCGCAGCGATAGCCGTGCTTGCGCGCATCGCCCCAGAAGAACAGATCTTGCGTGCCCACCCCGTCAACGCCAGCAAGCGTCTTGAACCATGGCTTGCGCAGCTTCGCGTCCTTGAACATCGAGACGCGCCACAGATTGAAGCCCATCCCCGTGCCGCAGCACTCGACCAGCTGGCCGGCAACAGGCGGCTGTGGCCGGAAGTTCAGCACCGGGTCCATTGGATCGCCCCATATCTGGGGTACGCCGCCCTCGCCCTTCGTCCAGTAGAGCCCGCCGACGCAGGAAAGCTCGGGATGGGCCTCCATCTGCGCAATGAGCTTCAGAACGCCATCGGGCGGCGGGATGTTGTCGTGCTCCAGCGTGAGAATGTATTCCCACGTGCTGAGGTCAGGATGCGCAAGAATGGCCTCGATGGCCTGCGTGTAGGCGTCTCCCACCTCCAGCCCGAGCGCGAGCATCCGGTAGACCGCCTGATTGGGCGGGAAGATCAGGTTCCAGTGCGAGAGCGCGACCTTGGCCGGGATGGTCGGGCCTGACGGCAGGATGAGGATGACCCGCTGCTTCTTCCACGTCGCGCCCTCGAAAATGCGCGAGGCCGAAGCGTGCAAGTCGAGATTGTGCCTCCCGAAATCGTAGCCGACGATCTCCACTCAGACTGTCCCGCTCAAGTTTAAGCCTCACGGATGATCTGAAACACGGCAACAGGATGCGAGCCCAGTGTGCTTATGCTCGCCTTGCCGATGGAGGAAGTTGTCGCGCCCAAGCTATTTGTGGACCATGAGCCAAGGTAGGGGACAAGATGATTGCTGGAGTTCGACGCCTGATTGGGAACGCCAATGGACGAGTTGTGCTGCGTGACAATCATGGCGCTGATGCCGAGCCCGATATTCGAGCCGCCGCCTGTGGTCGATGAGCGTTGCAGCGCCATATAGTAGTTGCCTGCCGACAATGACGTGGCGAACGGAATGTCGAAATAGCGGAAGCTCTGGAAGTTGCTTGTGCCAGCGGGAACCTGGTTGACCGCGCTGGACTGCTGCGACGATGTCATCTGTGTGGATGACGTGCCGCCCAGCGTCGGAAACGTCACGTTGTAACTGACCGTATGCGTCGAGGCCGTCCCCGAATAGCTGATCTGGAACGCCCACGTTGCCGATGCCTGCGTGAGATATTGCAGAGACAGTGAGCTTGCGCCGCCCCCGCGCGTGTAGATGTTGAACCACAGCGTATTCGATTGGGCGACGCTGGCTCCGTAGCCAGCCGCGCCAGTCGTGAACGTGGTCGAGGCCAGCGACATCGACACCGGCATGCGGATGTAGGACGCGCTGACTCCATATGGCAGCACGAAAGGCTGGACGTAGTTGGACGAGCCGCCGCCCACAGACATCGTGTTCGTGTTGTTGATCAAAGGCGGATGCTGGTAAAAGCTCCCGACCGCCCCGCCTCCCGGCGC